CAAAAATACAAAGTCACACCACTGAGGATCGGCCCAACTCATTCGGACTTATCCGCCAAACGAATCGAACCGATGATGCCTTCGCCGTAACGACTGTGATTGGGGTAACGAGTGTTATAAATTTCGCCGCGAATGTTCACGCCGTAATCGACCTCACCAATGCGAACCCAATAAATACGGTTCTCTAACGACACCGCAGAATTCCAAAGCTTGTCTACGTTCACGCCGACTCCCGAAGAAGCGCCCGGACAGTTCCAGCAGTCCAAAAATCACCGTTACTAAAAAGGCCGTGATCGTTCAACGCATTGGCAATCACTTTAGGACTACGACTGCGGAGAATGTGAACGGACGACAAAACCTGCTCGCGCTCAGATTGAAAAGCAATCAACTGAGACAAGAACCAGTGTGGAAGCTCATCAACCGAGTTCATCGGCCAAACCCACAAAACGAGCAGTCTTCGTCACAAATTGCTGCGTCTTACCGTCGCGAACAAAAGAGCGCGCGTCGAGCTGGACGCGAACGGCAATACGATCACCCTCGTTGATTGACGAAGGAATCGTACGCTCTCCCGAAATCGGGTGAAAAGGCGTGAAGCTGATTCGCTCAACGTAACCAGGCTTATCGCCAATCGGTTCACCAGTACGAACAAGCAGAAACGGATAGTCGCCCGGAGCAACTCCGACATACTCTCCAATAACAAAAATACCACCGGCCACAAAGCCCCCTCAATCGTTGAAGTTAAGAAGACCGACCTTTCGAAAACCTACGTTCTCAGTTGGCGGAACGTACATTATCGGCGATTCGGTCTTCAAGAGAAATGTAGCACCCATCTGCGACATAATCAAGGACACCGCTTCATCAGGGTCTTTAGTAAAAAACTGAACCGAAGTCGGCTGCGCTCCGAGTGCCACCCGGTAAGAGTGCGAATAATTATGTAAACCTGATCCGAGATTTTTCGAAACGTAAAGATAGGCGGAAAGCGCTCGACCGTTGGAGTTCTCTACAGGAGCGCCTACGAAGCCGTGTGACCAAATACAACCAACACAAATACGCTCCCCCACCCTCGGAATGTCGGAACGCTTAGAACGCAATCTAGGGGTGGCACATCGCATACAAACTTCGGTGAGGTAATCAAAGTCCCACCAAGACACGCAAAGGTGTAAATGAAGGCGGCCGTTCTTCGTACCCCATTCAGGAACGTAGCTGTACGGTGTCAACCGAGTTAGGCCAGCGCTGTCAAACGCTCGATCGAGGCGACGAAAAAAAAGCTCCATTACCTCCGGAATCGAACCAATGCCGGGAACATCACCTCGAAATGTCAAAGTGATCATCTGATCTAAACCGTTATGAACGTTGTAACGCCGGAGATTGGTGCGCGCTCGACGATTGACCCGTTCAGCGTTCGATTCGACAACAGCTCGAAGCGACGCGTTACCGGGAGAAAAAATAACACCATCGTCAGAGACGGGAAGATCAGTAATGACTACTTCTCCACAAGTATTCCAAACCCTAAGTGAATACTGACGACCGTCGAAAAAATGTAGGAGATGTGTCCTTAAATCTAGTAATGGTGTATCCGACAAAATAACCTCCCCAAATCAAAACGGCAGCTAAAAAAAGAAACGAAACGAAAAATGGCGGTTCGTGAGAATAACCAAGATCACCACGACAAGACAGCCAAGATTCGTGAAGACAAGCAACACGAATGTTCACGCGCGAAAGGAAACTAAACGCCAAACAAAAAACGCAGCGAAAAAAACAACACCAACAAACAAAGCAAGCCCAAGCCAAAGAAAAACCGGAACGAATGCGGCCAATCCGGCAAACAAAGAATTAATCAACTGACTTACCTCCGGGAGAAACAAAGCCAATAGTCCAAAGCAAGAGATTAACCGTCCACATAACCAACATAAAAGCGAGGATCAGATTAACCAATTCAGCCGCAAACGACACGGGAAAATAATAATTGAGCCAAGCAACGTGGCCATACAAACTCGACTGTAAAAACGACTGAATAACAGAGTTCGCACCAATAGCAGAGCCGGAAGGCAACAACACCGTAAAAGCACCGATGAGCTTCACAATGACGTTATACAAAAATGAAATAACCACTAAATGTCCTCTGGCCCACCAACAGAATTATCCAACGTCGAAGAACGCCTAGCCCACGGAACCATACGGTACATAACAGCTACCGCAGCAACAATCAAAGAAAATTTCTCCGTGTTGTAAATCAAATCACGATAACCAAAAAAATCACCAATACCCGACGAACCGCCTAAATCGTGATTGAACGAAAACGACTGCCCATTCAAATCGACAAGATCTTGCGTAGCGCAAAAACTCGGGGTCATAAAACGAAGCTTGAAGTTATGAAACGAACTCAAAATGTTCATACCGGCGTTCGGGCTCAGAGACGCAAACGGATCAATCTCAAACACTCCACCACAAACAGACGACTGATCGGAAGGAACATTCATAAACGACTGGTCTAAGGAAGAAACACCGTCATACACATCTGCGACCTCGGCGAACGGAACCTTATCAGTAACCTGCGACGTTACAAGAGAGGTATCAAAACCAATGTGTTGAGCGCCGGTCGAATCGGTATAGCCCGGCTCGACCAACCATTGGCCAATACAAATCAAACCAGTAAACAAATTGCCAACATCGGCAAACGGATTCCAACCGAAATCGGGCGAACATTGAGACAACGGGAACGCCGCACCTTGAGAACCTGTAGGAACGTCTGGTGTCCCAGACGACGACCCATTACCGCCCCAGATCTGAAAGCTCGAAAGCGTACCCTGAAAAACCGGAGCGGTACCGCCTTGATCGCAAAGAATGTAAATCTGCGACGGATCCCAAGCGCCCGTCAAGTTGAGGGAATCGACAGTAAAGGCCCAGTCATTAAGAGAGCCGGGATAAAGAGAGGGGTCAATGCCCTGAAAGTTCTCAGTCGGAGGCAGCTTCGCACCACGCCAAACAGAGGGAAAGGAAACAGTGTCGATCACATCACTACCGAAATCGCGATTAGGAGCGGCATCACTGTACGAATAATGCGCCATAGAAGCTAAATACACCGTCCCAGAGCAAGTATCAGAATGGACGGACACCGAACTAACACCGGCACTATTGGCCCCAAAAGTGGCAGTCACACCGGCTAGAAAATCCAGTGGCGAAGCGCCAGCAGTAGACGGCAGCAATAGCGCCAACGGTACAAGAGCTAACGCAAAGCGCTTCACAACGCCGACCCCCGGAGCTGAAGCTCATCGGGGGCACAGCGACACTTCTGGCGAGAGCGAGTACCACCACAGCCAATACAGACGCCAGTGTCGTCAATGTGATCCAGAAGCGCTACTGCGTCGAGGGTTGAGTAAAGATACTGCGCCGAATGAAATGGTCGCCAATACCAATAACTACGTACCGGGCGCAAAGTCTCAGTTACGTGAACAGAAAACTCCTCGAAGGCCTGAGCGTCATACATCTTCCAGCGAAAAAGAGAATTAGAAGGCCACTTAGGGTTACGCACATCGGGCTTGCCATCGAGCGTCCTAAGTGACGGTTGCCAGAGATGAGGGAACTTAGCGACACCGTACTCCCGGTGATACTTATCACGGACAAAGACCTGACACGTAGTTACCCTCTGAGTAACTTCGCGCAACACAACGTCTGCTCTAGCCCAGTTAGGCGCAGTCCAAGCCAACTCGACGTCTACCTTACGAAGCTGATTCATCAACCTGATTAGCTGAGGCGGGACGCTAGAAAACGATCTCGACGGCAAACACGATGAAATCTCATCAAACAACACCAGCGCTCCGCGCAAATCTGGCAATTGGCGCCACGATTCCAAAACCCGAGCGTTCGGGTGATCTATCTCGCAAGTAGACCAAACCTCGCGACCTTCTGCGAGAGCAGGTTGAACCATCAACGCCATCGCCGCCAAAGTCTTACCGCCCCCATTAGGGCCAACAAATGCCTGAATAGATCCGCTCAAAACTTGCCCCTAAATCGCTTCCAAATAAAACGGACAGCCCAACCGACAACCAGCAACGGGATCAAATACTGCGCTGACGTTACAAAAGCGCCCGGCAACAACCCGCCGGCGGTCTGAAAGTCTTGGATCGGATTAGGCATACCAATAACGCTTCGTCACATACCACGACGCTTAAAACCCATCTTGGGAATACGTTGAAACCGCGCGTCGCTCATCAAGCCATAGGCGTTCGTCTTAACACCCTTCTTCTCGAACTTCGCTGTCCGTAACTTGAAATAAAACCAAACCCCGGCAGCGATCGCAACTAAAACCTCCGCAAGCTTCACGACTTACGAACCCTGCGCAAGACGTACCGCACGCCCCAAAACACCAACGCCAAACCAACCATCGAAGAAGCGAGCAGCACCACCAACGAACCGGCCTGAGACGAAACGGACGACGAAATCGAACCCACATCAGAAGACGGGGAATACGGAGGAGCCGTCAGAGTAATAACCGCCGGGCCAAAAGAATCACCCACCGACGACAAACCAGAACACGCGCCAAAGTAGCAAATGGTATAGGGCAAAGTAACCGGGGCAAAACTCATCGTCGCAGTACCATCAGCAGACTGACACGGAAACGTGGTACAGCTAAAAACTTCAGTTCGGTTGATCAGCGAATTGATGCTTAACAAATAAGGCGTACCGCCTTCATTAAACACTTTCGCGTCGATTATGTAGTTAATACCGGGGCCAACAGCGCAGCTACCCGAAATCGCATAACCAGAAGCGTTAGAAAAGTTCAAATCACACGAGGACGACGAAGCCGAAGCCGTCGCGACAGGAACCATCACCAAAGCGCCAACCAAACCAGCACTAATCAAAAAACGTCTAAACACTTTCACTCCAATCAGTAGGGAGGGGAGGCAGCAAAGTGTCGGAAGCTACCTCCCCTCCGGGGGGGAACACGGATTAGTGACGGGACTTGATGAAGCGCAGCACGTAGCGCACTCCCCAGAACAGAAGCGTCAGTCCGATCATCGCCGTAGCGACTTCGATAACGATGGGCGCGGTCTGCGATGAAACCGAGTTAGCCAAAGTACCGAGGCCCGAAGTAGGGTCGTAGGTGGTCACACTATCTATCCCTTCTTCCTGCGCCTAAACACGGAAAAACTCTCGGAGCAGGATTCCGAAAGTCCCCAGAACGAAACCGCCAAAATAAGCGGCGAACTCATAGGACACCATCAGGCGACCCTATAAAAAAGATGGGCGACAAAGCGCACGAGATTAACCACAACCAAGACAGAACCGCCCCAATCGAGAAGTGCCGAAAAAGCTGTGTCATTCATCGCTTCGATCCAGCGAACATAAAAAACGCAAGACCGGCCCCAGCTGTCAAGAGCAACAAAAATACAAAGTCACACCACTGAGGATCGGCCCAACTCATTCGGACTTATCCGCCAAACGAATCGAACCGATGATGCCTTCGCCGTAACGACTGTGATTGGGGTAACGAGTGTTATAAATT